TCATAGGCTACCAAATTGGTATCCTAAGTGTACTCCGACATTTCCGACAATGCTATATTGTCCTCCTATATAAAACCTTCCGCCAGTAATTCCTCGTTTGAAAAAATAATGTATAAAAGCTTTTGCGTTTATTCTTCCTCCGTCATTTTTGCTAACATGATACCATCCGCTTTCGGAAAGAATCCCTGTATTATCGTGAAAATTTCGGTATAACTTGTAAGGAGCATATCCAACTCCGCCTCCAAGACATAAATTTTCCAAGAAGTAATAACCTAAGTCGACTCCAAAAGAGCCGGAATAATAGCCTCCTGCGTCTGAGATTCCATCTAAATCGTTATCCCAATTTATGATTTTATCATATGATCGGCCTTTTTCTCCTGTTGATATATTTAGTTGTCCGCATAAACCATAATACCAAGGTCCTTTTGACATAGCAGCGCTTATAGAGATGTGATTATCTATTGTGTATCCCATGTCTGCGCTAAAGGAGATGTTGTAAATTTGCGACTTTTCGTCAATAGCGGTTTGAGAAAATGCCGCATTTGGACACATTGTCGATAAAATAATTATCAATAAAGTCTTTATAAAGTTTTGTTTCATATATGTATGTATTTTAAATGGTGTTTATCTATAATTAAAAAGGGAGGAGTTAGTCTCCTCCTTCGGCCTTTCGCAAAATTCTCATTTTGTAGACACTACATTCATCGCGGACCTTTTCTTTGCTTGTTAATCTGTTTAAATTTTCTTCTAACATTTCCACTCTCTTAAGCAATAGGACGTATGCTTCAGCCATTCGTTCTATGTTTTTTTTCAATTCAATTGTTTCATTCATGGTATTATTAATTATGTAACATAACAAGGCGTCATGAATAAACAATTTAAGATAATAATAGTTTAAGAAAAATATAGGTTGTACAACATATTGTTTAGCCAGTTTTCTGTTTAGAAGCATTTTGTTCTCTGATTAAGGCTAATTCTGCTTCTAACTCTCGAATCCGCCTATCTCTTTCTTCTAGTAGCTGATCGTAAATCTTTAGCAGATTAGTGCTATCCATAGTGTACGACTCCGTTTCTTCTCTTTTATACATGGTTCCTTTGCCTGTGATAAGCCATTCTGTGGAAATATTTATTGTCGAACATTCGACAATTGATCTTATGGTATCATACGAAGGTTTTACTTTTTCGCTGATAATATCCCTTAAAGTGGCCTGCTTTACAGACGCAGATCGGGCCATTGCGGAGGCATTTCCATTGAAGAATTCTTCTGAAATCTTCTTAATTCTTTCATTTACAGTTGATTGTTCTTTCATGTTATTTAGATGTATTCTAAATTGTTGAATATTCGACATTTCTTGTGATAAAAAAACGAAATTGTCGAATATTCGACATATATTTGCATTCGTAAAACATAAACGGATACAAAAAGGGCTGTTAGAGAAGCGTCCCTAATTCTATCACTGCTTATTTAGTCGTTTGCAAAGATAGACAGTCCTTTCGAATTATCCAATGATATATGAGGTGTTTTGCGACAGATTTAGCGGTTTAGTGGCATTTACCGTATAGAAAGATATTTTAAAAGCTCTTCCGAGTAAATATTCAAATGCCACAATAGAATATTGAAAGGAAGAGCTTTTTTGTCAGATAACTGATAGAAGGAGGAAATATGAGTGATACTGAAGCGATTTTAAGTGTGGTAAAAGCTCTCTGTGGAGAGATCCAAGAGCTCCGGATGGCCATTGAAGGTCGTAATGCTTCCGAAGTGAATTATAGCTTTGATGAAGCTTGTCAATACTTGAAGATCAGTCGTACTACGCTTCATGAGCGAATGAGAAGAGGTGAATTGTCTTGGGCTACCAAGATTGGCGGTAAATGGCTCTTCCCTAAAGAAAAATTAAAGAAATATGCGGGTAATCAAAATTGAATTTTGAATGCGTATATATCTATATAAAGCCCCATGTTCCACCCCTGTGAAGTGTCTGGTTCATTTTAATAAAACTTTTTATACGTTGAGGCCTTTCTTGACGAAGACCAACAGTTGAACGGTTCGTGAGAATAGTTCTTCTTTTTTAATCTGAATTCCAATTTAATAACATAAAAAATAGTATAATGAAAAAAAGAAGATTTCCCAAGGAAGTAGCGAGATTTTTCAATCCGCACAAATCATTTAGCAAAAGAGGTACTCATCAATATGAGAAGTCCAAAGAATCAAGTTATGTCATAGCCTATAATGGCAGAGGAACTGCCAGGAAGGTGATGGACGAAAATGGTAAAATAACCTATGAATAAAATCGTATGGCAATGCACATGTTTTTTGAAGTCCGTATCCGTTACGAAAAGACGATGGAGAACGGGCAAAACAAAAAGGTCAATGAACCTTATCTGGTCGACGCTCTCAGCTTTACAGAAGCGGAAGCTCGAATTATTAACGAAATAACTCCCTTTATCTCTGGTGATTTCAAGGTAAAAGCGGTCAAGGAGGCAAACTTCTCAGAGATTTTCTTTTCCAATGAAGAGAGTGCTGATACCTACTTTAAAGCAAGACTGGCATATGTAACTCTCGACGAACGTTCCGGAGCGGAGAAGAAAACCTATACGAATGTCTTAGTAAAAGCTGCCGATCTACGCGATGCCGTAAAGAAGCTGGATGAAGGCATGAAAGGCACGATGGCTGACTACAAAATCATCTCGATTGCCGAGACTAAGATCATGGACGTTTACCTATATAAGCCGGAGGAGGAAAAGTAATGAATAAAGCTACTAAAATAGCCATTACAATTATAGCTGCTATCATAGTAATAGGTGGATGTATCTATTCCGGTCGGGTAGAATATAATGATGCTGTATTGTCTGGCATGTCTGCCGATAAATACGATTACATCCATAGCTGTCTGGGTGGCTCCGCTACCCAAAATGATGTGGTAAAAGAGTACATTGCTAATCAGAAGTATTACGATTCCAAATTTAATTGATATACAATGGAAAAGAATGAAATTTTAAATAGCGACTGTGCTGTCCGCAGAAATGCCGCCGGTAATCCCAACATCCCGGGGTATACGCCATCCGATGAAGAATTTATAGTCACAGAGACCTATGTAGCCATCAAGGGTACAAATCATTTATGGTACAAGCATAATTACCCAAACGTTGCTCCGTTTTATACATACGGTTGTTTCTGCGGTTCTCGTGAGCAACTGATTTCAAGAATTTACTCAATTAATAATCTTTCCATCGATCCTGCTGTAAGAATGAGGATTTTGAATGCTTTAGATCAGAAATTTAAAGAAATATTTAGGAGATAACTATGAGACTGGAAGAATTTATAATCCCACCGGAATGCACCCGTATTTCGATCAAAACAGAAGATAAAAAGATAGTCATATTATTCGAACCTGAGACCCCAAACATTTTCTTCTGCGATGAAACCGAACGGACAGAGGAGGAACCGCGCATAGGCCAATTGGCAATTATGTGGGGAAAGAACCGAAGAGAGGCTATTATCTCAAGGGTAGAGGATATAGACTACACGGACTTTACCTACAAAGCGAAAAACCAGGAATGGTACGAACGTGCGATCCGCTTCCGTGACGAAGAGCAGTATAATAAAATCCTGTTTTATAACGATGCTGGGAAAAACGAAGTATCAAAAGTCCAAGCCAAAAAAGGCTAGCTTAACAGCTAAGTTAGATAAGGTATTCAGCGAATATATCCGGTTGCGTGACACAAGAGAGGACGGGACCTTTACCTGTATATCTTGTAACCGGATATTGCCCTACGATCAGGCGGACTGCGGTCACTATATCAACAGGAAGCATATGTCTACCCGCTTCAGCGAAAAGAATTGCAATGCTCAATGTCGCTCCTGTAACCGCTTCGATGAAGGCAACATTCAAGGCTATCGTCGTGGACTTGTAGCCAAATATGGCGAACCTGTAGTGGTCATGCTGGAATCAATGAAAAATCAGATCAATAAAATATCTGAATTTGAATACAATACTATGATTGATCACTATCGTAAGGAGGTCAAACGCTTAAAACGAGAGAAAGGAATATGAGTAAAGAAACCTATAAGAAAGTCAAATGCGACTGTCGTAACTGTCAGCGTGCCGGTCCTGTGGAAAACTTCATGGTTGTCTGTCCCAAACACAGATATAAGAAATCCGTAGGAGTAAGGTTATGTGAGTATTTTAAACCAAAAGATGTTCGACAAGATAATAATGAAAGCGACCGTTGACACCGAGGATATTGATACCATCGTCTTACGTAATTATCTGGAACAGTGCACGGAAGGTGATGAAGTCTATTATAAATCTACTGCCTACGCGAACTTCGACGGATGCTTTATTGAACTCAGGGGAAATAAATTGAAATGTAAATGCTCTATCTGCAAGCTGTACAGCAAAGGGAAAAACGGCAAACTGGATAACAGTAGGCCAATGACCTTCGCGATGGCGGTCCGGACAATCAAGGAGCTTCTTCTCCGCTTGTGCGTGAGAATGGAGAATGCGATAGTAACTTATTACGAAATTGGCATCACGATGAAGATGTCCTACTCTGCAGACTGCTATATCCGGCAGGTGCAGGAGATATCGGACAGAATACTTTGGAATGATGCTAATTTTCCGGAATACCGGCAGAAAACAACGGAGAAGAGCAAGTATTTCCGCAAGGTTCTAAAGGTCTATGATAAATCATTCGAAGCAGGTGAGAAAGGCCGGAAGGTAGGTGACAATATACTTCGGATAGAAACGGTCTACAGGCATCAATCTGTATCAATGCTTGAATTTACCGACTACTTCTTCCTGTCCAAGATGGGGAGAATATTCTACAAGGACTGGTCAGAGATATGCTTTGTGAGAGAATTGTCTGCGACAAAGGGTGTAAAGATATCCCAGCTTGAAAAAGCCAGGGAGATCCATCGGCTCGGAACAACGAGATATAAGGAACACTACAAGCAAATGTTCCTTAATGGAAAGCTGACCAAAAAACAATGGGAGACGATTCGCAACTTTGCGAAAGCGTGGCCGGCTGAGCGTGAGAAATACGTGGAAGAGGTCGGTGAGCTTGAAAAGGAATTCAAGGATCGTCTATTGTCTAATTTCCAGATTGGGATTTTTACACCCGTTCGCAGAAAGTTATAACAGTCTGATTATCAGCGTTTTATATAAAACAGAAAAAGCACCATATGGTGCGCGATTAAAACATTGATTATCAGATAAATAAGAAAATAAAGAATCGAAATTAACAATTTACGGCAACTTGTCCTATACTGCCCGCAGGGTAGTTGGGTAGCAACTTAAGAGGGCAGTTAATTTTAAATGATAACTAAAAACGAAAACTATGTCATATAAAGCTTCAGGTGTAATTATTGCGGTAATGCCTACCGCGCATGGAACAACAAGAAACGGAAAGGATTGGGAAAAGCAGGAATGCGTGTTGGAGATGTCAGACAAGTACCACACCAAAATGAAGTTCTCAATTTACTCATGGGATGGACCCATCGAGACTCCCCTTAAGACAGGAGACAGTGTTGAGATATCCTTCATGGTAGAAGCAAGGGAGTCGAAAGGAAACTGGTTTAATGAAGTAAAGGCTTATTGTGTTGAACATCAAAAACGATGAAGATTCAAGGTTATCCATTGGTTTGTAGTGGAATTCATTACACCGGTTATCATCTAAAAGCAATGTGTAAAGAATGCCCACTATACTCAAGGAAAAAGCAGCCATTTCATAAGTCATGGCGCATAAGTGGAATTGAAAAATGTATAATCAACTATGTTAGTAGGAACAACAAATCTTAATACGACTCTCAACCTGACGTATGTGTTGACAGATGTCGTAGAAACTCTTCTCCTCGACATGAGAAGTGAAATGAAAAAGCGGGGCTATGATCTGCGTCACGATGCCAAGCACAATTTCAACACAGCGATAGCCGCTATACGCCGGCTGAAACAAGATGTAGACAAGACCCAGTTCTCCACCCAGGAAAACTTCGGAAACGACTCAGACTGTCTCCTTGCCTTCATCAAGCTGCTGATAGATCGCTGCGGTGACGACGACAAGAAGATGTTCGCGTTCTACAACTACATCAAAAGTTATCCTTCGCAGCTAGGTCTTGAGCTGTCTGACGAGAAGAGTGTATTTGCGCATATTTTTAATTAATAACAAATCAGAAATGAATAAAAAGGAGCAGCAAGCAATCGACTTTCTTCGCAGCATGGAACGCGACGATCCGATGTGTTTAGGCTTTTCTGGCGGCAAAGATAGCGTTGTTATTCTTGACCTTGCAGAACGTTCCGGTATAAAGTATAACGCTATCTATGCCAATACTACCGTTGATCCTCCCGGTACGATTAGCTTTATAAAGAAGAACTATCCACAAGTACAGATAATGCACCCGGAGAAATCTTTCTTTAGACTGATTGAGGAAAAAGGTTTTCCGTCCCGTTTGCGTCGGTTCTGTTGTGAGAAGCTGAAAGAACGATACGGAATTGGTAAGCGAAGTATTGAAGGAATGAGAGCTGCCGAAAGTATAAATCGAAAAGATTATGAGCCGGAGCAGTGTGATACAAGAAAATGGATGAAAGGAGCAAAGCATATTCTTCCTATCCTCACATGGACAGAAGAAGATGTTTGGAATTACATTCGTGAGCGTGGTTTGCCATATTCAAAGTATTACGATGCTCCATATAACCTTTCTCGACATGGTTGCGTAGGTTGCCCGCTCTGCAATTACAGGCAGATGCAGTTGGAATTTAAGATGTTCCCCGGCTATGCTCGTAAAGTGATAGCATCCGTTGGAATATACATGAATACTCATCCGAATGGCTTTCTTGCTCGCAATTTCTCGGACGGATACGAGGCTTTCTACTACTACATCAATGAAATACCCATTGCGGAGTTTCACGAATTAAAGAAAGGCTTATTCGGTTTCAATGCAAAGGAAATTGTTCAAAGGGAAATTTTAAATCAAATAACGTAAAACAAATCAATAATGAATAAAGATAATATTATTCCACCTATGACGCATCCTTATGGGATGTGTTGGCAACAGCCGCCAACTTACTTGATACTAATTGATGATACTCATGCAGTGATGAGTAGACTTGATTTTGAAATACTCATGGATTATACTCGTTCTCAACCGTCAGCTCTCTATAATGGTAAAATGTGGAAAGCACAATATGAGAATGAAGGTGCGTTGAAATGGTTTCTTTGCTATTGTTTCAATGAGAATGAGAAGACGAATGAGATAGACATTGCATATCGTGAAATTTTGATAATTGACTAATAACAATAAAGAAAGGAACTAACTATGGGATTTACAACACCATGTTTTATTAGAAAAAATACGGAGGAACTCCGTAAGAAGTTAGAAGATATAGGGTATAAAAACGCAGGTTCCTCAAATCATCACGATATAATATATACAGATACTGAACATGGAGTATATTTCACAACGTTCGCATCCAATATTACAGATGATGAGGTTGGGTATGATTGCAAATATAATAGAACCCTGTTCCTTGCTATTGCCGCACTGAGAGATGATACTGATAACAACCAAATGTTTATCAACGACAAAGGAGATTGGGGTATATATAATGATTCAGTCGAAGAGTTTACACAACGTCTTAAAGAAATGGGATACGACGGTCCCTTTGAATATAGAGAGGAGGAAATATGAAGAATATTAAAGATTTAACAATCAAAGTAACTTATCGAGTTGGACTTGGAAATGTTGAAGTCCCTGACGAAGTTTATAATGAATTAGCTAAAGCCTATGATGAAGGTGGTGATGTACCTGAATGGGATGATGAGCTTGAAAACGCAAAAGAATGGCTTAGTGATAATATTCGAGAAGCGGATGCAATGGAATGGGAATATGAGATTGATGATTTTCAAGATGAATAATTTATGAAACAGGTATTATCAATTTTGCAAATGAAGCACTTGCAGGAACTTGGATTGGACACAAGTGATGCAAGTATGTGTTATTGCTGTTTTTATGGCAATATAGAGGAAGAATGGGAACTTGAAATATATGAAGATGTAATTAATCAAAAAAGAGATAGTACATTTTGGGAGATAGTCCCTACTTACGACTTGCAAGACATTCTCAACAAACTGCCACATTATCTAAACCCAATGCCATATGAGCAGATTCTATTTTCATGGATGATTGAAAGGGATACCATAGCATATCGTAACGTAGAGGATGTTAATGATTGTATCAAGCATTTTACTGACAGTTCATTGATTGACGCAGTTTATGAAATGCTTTGTTGGTGCATTGAACACGGATATATTAAAGAATTAAAAAACGATAAATAATTTATGAAACAGACATTAGAAGAAGTTGCAAAAGAAAATATCTTGTTTAACCATAGAACGGTTGATCGTACTTTATCAGGTAGTAACTTAGCGCAATTTGGGATAACAAATTTTATTCAAGGCGCTGAATGGCAGGCAAAGCAATCCCCGTGGGTCAGCGTAAAGGATAGGTTACCGGAATTAGGAGATCCTGTATTAATCAGGCTTAAAGATGGTACAGTGAGGCTTGCAGTTTTGGATACAGACGATAATAGCGATGCATATTTCTGGAGTGATAATTATTCCTATGAAACGATTAGCGGTTGGGATACAACTCATTGGATGCCAATTCCTCCTCTTGAATCAAATGGTAACGAATTAAAGAGAAAGGAGAAATAAAATGAGAGTATCACTTAAAAAGGCTTTTACCATATTAGATGGGAGGTTATCAACAAAAATGGACGATGTATATGAAATGCTAAATTTCATATTCTCCGAAAACCTTTATACACATCAAATTCCAACAGCTATGCGAAAGCTAAAAGAGCTTAATCCCGATTGGTTTTCGGATGGAGTAAACGTAGTTGACTCTATAAAGCAGAATTATAATACAAATGATTTTCAGGAGCTCATGGAGATTATTGATAAAGAGTTTTATGCTTATGAGATTGAGTTGGGAAAAGTTGAAGCGTTAATAAAATTTTCAGATGGATTATTCCCCGAAGAATAAATACTCAAAATAAATCAAGGAAGAAACTTAAAGGAAAATAATTATGCCAACAATACTAAGAGAAACTTATCCAACAGCAAGAAAAGAACATGAGTGTGAGTTTTGTTGTGAAAAGATAGCGATAGGACAAAAATATGTCCGTCAGACAAATATCTATGATGGAACTATCTATGACTTTGTCACACATCAAGAATGTAATGAGGTAGCTCATGAATTGAATATGTACGATGATTGTGATGATTCAGGTTTAGACGGAGACTCTTTTCGTGAAAACTTGAACGCATACGTATATGCCAACCATTACGATGAACATACAGATGATGTTTATACCAGTTGGCAATTGAATTATTATGAGATAGCGAAGAAAATATTGAAAGAACTTAAAACGGAGAAGTAAAATGGATCGTACAATAAAATTCAGAGGCAAAAGCATATACGATGAAGAGTGGCTGTATGGCTCTCTCATTAAGATCGAAAAGGATAGATATGCCGTCATTCCATCCTTAAACGATATCGAAATAGGGAAAAGCATCGGTATGTATGAGGTCTGTCTTGAAACCATAGGTCAGTTCACCCGCTTGTTAGACAAGAACGGTAAAGAAATCTACGAAGGTGATATCTTGTTGGTGGGCAACGATGGATATGAAAATATATACAATAAAGTAGGCATAAAAGACGGATGTTTTGGATATGTCGGAGAAGTGGATGGCGAAATACTCCCATTCTGTGACTACAATGTAACGGAAGAGATTGTAGGCAACATATACGATCACCCTGAATTAATCAAGGAGGAATAAGATGAAAGTATGTGAACTTATAGCTTTATTGCAGACTTGCATTCAGGACTTTGAACTAAAAGAGATAATTTTCACCAAAGATAAAAATGGTGAAGATGGAGTGGATATTATATATGATAACGAGGCTATGTTTGGTCAGAAGACAGAAACTGCCAATGAATAATATAAACAATGAGAAAGAAAAGAATAACAGTTAGATTTGATGATCGTACAATGATGCTGTTAAATGAGTTATCTGATATGACCAAAACAAATACATCGGTAATTGTTCGCGGAATGGTACATCGCAATATTGAGGATTTGATTGATAAGGCGGGTAATTGGAAAATAAAGGATGAGAACACTAAAAAACGGAAAGATTGATAAAAGAGTTATGTCCATGATTGTGCGAAACTACGATAAATTGAAGGATTTATGTATTTATCGCACTCATGGGCTATTATGTTCCAAAAGTTATGAGGATATATTTCATGATGCAATATTGTTTGTTTCTCAAGATAAAAAAGCGTCACTTATATTCTCTGAGGAGGAGTTGATACGTTATTTCAATTATCGCTTCCGGATGATACTTTACCAAACTATTAATGATAACAAACAATTAAAAGAGATACCTTATGCCGACTATATACAAACCTCAAAGAAAGAGGACTCAGAAGAATGACAATTATTATGTTGCGGAACGCCGGAAAATCTATAACTCAGAGCGATGGCGTAGTCTGCGTGCATGGAAGTTTGCTTGCAATCCGCTTTGCGAAATATGCCAAAAAGCGGGAAAGACAGTTCCTGCTGAAGATGTTCATCATATTATCTCGTTTATGAGTACTAATGATTCCGTAGAAAGGAAACGTCTTGCTTATGATTACGATAACCTAATGAGTTTGTGTAAACAATGTCATCAGAATATTCACAATGAGCGAATTAGATAAATATATTGTCAAGATCGACAATATGTACTTATCAGAGTTTACCTTCCTATGGATGTATTATGGACAGCCTTGTGATCTATTGTTTCAAAAGCCTCAGACCATAGGATGTACCGGCATATGGGTAGTAGTGAAGGATGAGAATACCAAAAGATTCCTAAAGCGGGCAAAGGAGAAGACGGGATGCGAGCTATTTGAAGTAGATAAATAGTGTTAATAAAATAAAAACGGACAAGATGAGGAATATCTATTTTTATGCGTTTTTAGTTGGAAATTGATATAAAATAGTGTGTTTTCGTTTCTTTTTCGGGTGTTTTTGCCGTGTTTTATTGTGTTAAATTTGTGTTAATAGTGATAGTTGCTCCTTTTTATGAGGTTGTTTATCTTATGCGTTATTCCTATGGGACAATCTGATTAAGCGGAAAGAATAAAAAAATATGTAATGAAAAATAAACTTGTAGTTCTTTGTGTACTAATTCTATATGCTGAATTTATGTTAAAATTAACAAATTATTCAATCGAAAGGGGATAGGGGGTCAAATTTGTGCGTTTTCAGCCTTCGAAACCTCGCCCCACCCTTCTTCACACGCACGGAACTTTTTTGAAAAAAGCCAAAGTGTTTCGTTGTGTTAAAATAGGTCGGACATATTAATGGTTTTTAGAAAAAGAAAAAGCTATGGCAAAATATAAAAAGATAACCTTCAGGATTCCGGACAGTATCCGTCATGATGAGGCTCGGAAGATTATAGCGGATATTGTGAAGCAGCTTAATAAAAGCGAGATGCTGGAAGTAGCTGATATACCTCAGTTACATCGTATGTCAATTGCTTATGATACCTATCTGACCTGTGTCGACATTCTTGCGGAGGAAGGTCTGACGATGAGAAATTTAAAAGGTGAAATCGTGAAGCGTCCTGAAGCCAATTTATTAAAAGAGAGTTGGAGTCAATATCTGGAATTGGCGAAAGAGTATGGATTGACAGTGAAGAGTAAAGGGCAGATAAAAGCGTTGAATGTTGAAGATGCTGAGGAGTCTCCATTGACCGCTTTTTTGAGAGAAAATAAGGAAATGCGTTAATGCAGACAAAAGCGTATTATAAGTATGCACAGGATGTCATAGAAGGCAATGTTGTTTGCGGGAAGTATATAAAACTTGCCGCAGAGCGTTTTTTTGACTTTATGGAGAATGACCGGTATGAATTCAGGGAGGAGAAAGTCGACTATGTTATAAAATTCTTTTCGATCCTGCGTCATTTTACGGGAAGGCATGCGGGAAAGCCGTTTGCACTCCAGCCTTGGCAGCAGTTTGTAATCGCGTCGATTTATGGATTTTATGTAAAGGAAACCAATGAGCGCTTAGTAAAATACGTATATATAGAGATTTCCAGAAAAAACGGGAAAACGGCATTCGCTGCGGGGTTATGTCTTTTCCATCTTATAGCAGACGGGGAAATGGATGCTGAGGTTGATCTGGCTGCAAACTCAAAAGACCAGGCAAAGATTGCTTTCAAGTTTTGTTCTCAGTTTGCCAAGGGGCTTGATCCAAGAGGAAGGGATTTGGTATCATTCAGAGATAAGGTGAAGTTTGAGCAGATGCTCAGTATCCTTCAGGTTTTTGCGGCAGATGATTCAAAGCTGGATGGCTTCAATGCTTCGATGTATTTGATTGACGAGTATCATGCGGCAAAGAATTCCGGGTTGAAGGATGTACTTCAGTCTTCGCAGGGTATGCGCGATAATCCAATGGCTGTTATAATCACTACTGCCGGCTTTGATAAATTAGGCCCATGTTATCAATATCGGGAGATGTGCACTGAAGTCCTTTCCGGTTTAAAGGAGAATGATGCCTTGTTTGCTGCTATTTATTCGCTTGACGAAGGGGATGACTGGAAAGATCCTCAAAACTGGGGTAAAAGCAATCCGAACATTGGCGTAACTGTAAAGCCTCAGTATTTGCAGACCCAGGTTCAATCGGCCAAGAACTCACCTTCGGAAGAAGTCGGCATCAGAACTAAGAATTTCAACATATGGTGTGATTCTGAAACCATATGGATTCCGGACCACTATATTTTACAGGCATCTGCCGATATTGACTTCGAGCAGTTTAGCGGCATGGACTGTTATGCCGGTATCGACTTGTCCAGCACTAGTGACCTGACCTGTGCTTCATTTATGTTTCCTACTGAGGATAAGTATTATTTCAAAACGTTGTATTATCTTCCGGAAGCCGCCTTACATGAAAAACGCTTCCGTGATCTGTATGGAGAGTGGCGCAGGCATAATCTTATAACCATAACTCCTGGTAATGTGACAGACTATGACTATATCCTCAATGATCTTATGCGAATCCGGGATATAGTTTATATTCAGAAAATAGCCTATGATGCATGGAATGCAACGCAATTCGTGATCAATGCGGAAGAAAAGGGATTCCCGATGGAGCCTTTTTCCCAGGCATTGGGTAATTTTAACCGTCCGACCAAAGAGATGGAGCGTTTAATTCTCTCTGGAAGGGCTGTAATTGACAATAATCTGATAAACAGGCACTGTTTCCGTAATGTTACTATGGCAAGAGATAAAAATGGTAACACCAAGCCTTCCAAGCAGTTTGAGGAAAAGAAGATCGATGGCGTAATTGCCAAACTTGAAGCCTTGGGTATTTACCTGGTTTCCCCAAGATACGGAGAATTTTATTGATTTGTCAGACACTTTTTTGGTTATACGTAAAAGTGTCTATAATGAGTATAAAAATTCCGTTTACCGGTATAGAAATAAGAAGGGCAACCAAGCAGGAAACTTCCCGTCTCACCGCTTGGAGTTACACTGGCGCAAGACCCGTGCTTGCCAGCCGGAGCAAGCCTATGCTCCTGTCTACGGTTTATCGTTGCGTTGATCTTATATCGGATAGTGTTGCTGTTCTCCCGCTAAAGACTTATTTGCTCGATGAAGGTGGATTTAAAAAGGAGTATAAGACTCATCCGGCTTACATGATCCTTGATCTTGAGCCGAATGAGGATATGACTCGTTTTGTATTCTTTAAAACTCTGATGGCTTCTGTCCTTCTGACGGGCAATGGATACGCCTATATAGAAAGGGACCGTAATCTAAATTTATTACAGTTGGTATACATACCAACCAGTCAGGTGACGATTGTGTATATCACTGATAAGAATGGCATAATGCGCAAGCGTTACCAGGTAGTAGGTTTTAAAGAACTGGTTGAACCGAAAGACATGATTCATGTCCTTAACTTCTCTTACGACGGCATTATTGGTGTATCTACGTTGACTCATGCGCGTCAGACTCTTGGCATTGCCACAAAAAGCGAAGAGCATGCTTCCGGATTTTTTGAATCGGGAGGAGCTGTCTCCGGTATCCTGACGGTTGAAGGAAAACGGTTGGATAAGGGACAGAAGGATCAGATATATGAAACATGGGATGAGAGAATGTCTCAGCATCCGAACGGAATAGCCGTATTGGAAGGAAACATGAAATATCAGCCGATTACTGTCAGTCCCAAGGATAGTCAGCTTCTTGAAAGCAGGCAGTTCAATGTGGTGGATATCTGCCGTTTCTTCTCTGTATCACCTGTTAAGGCGTTTGATTTGTCTAAATCGAGCTATTCTACCGTTGAGGCTACTCAGCTTCAGTATTTGACCGATACCGCATTGGCTGTAATCACTAAAATAGAGCAGGAAATTAACCGAAAAGTATTTCTCAGATCAGAACGCGGCAGAATTATCGCGGAATTCGATACATCGGCCATTTTGCGTACCGATAAGGCAGCGCAGGCCGCCTACTGGAAGGATATGTTTTATGTCGGAGCTGCTTCTCCAAATGAAATCCGACGTGAAAACAATCTTTCTCGTGTGGATAATGGAGATAAGGTTTTTGTGCCGGTTAATACCCAGACATTGGATAATGCTTTAATGCAGAAAATGCCGGTTGAAGAAGAGGTTGATCCTGATTTGTCAGACAATAAAACGGTTAATAAGTAAAAGATTAGTTATGGATGAAAAAAGAGAGATAAGAAACACGTCATTTCAGGTCCAGGTGACCGGAGAAAATGAAGAAAAAAGAACTGTTGAAGGCTATGCGCTGCTATTCGACACTCCATCAGACGGATTATCGTTTACCGAAGTCATCAAGCGTGGTGCTCTCGATGGAGTATTGGAGAAAAGCGATGTTTTTGCTCTATTAAACCATGATCAGAGAAGAGGGGTTCTTGCGAGAAGTAAATATGGTAAAGGTTCTTTGTCGCTGTCGGTTGATGACAAGGGATTAAAATACCGCTTTGACGCTCCCAAAACCGCCCTGGGAGATGAATTGCTTGAGAATATCCGTCGCGGAGAAATCGGAGAAAGCTCTTTTTGTTTTGATGTCGAAAAAGATACATGGGAAAAGAGAAAGGATGGTAGCTGGAAGCGAACAATAGAGAAATTTGGCAATATCTATGATACTTCTCCGGTTTATAATGGGGCGTATAGTAAAACTTCAGTCTACATGCGTGGAAAAGAAGCAGCCGAAGAGGAGCTTCGTCATCGGGAACAGGAAATTCCTGAGTCTTACTACCAAAATATCGAGAAATCATTAAACATTTAATTTATAAATTATGGCAAAAGAAAAAAGTATTACAGACTTGAAGGATGAGAAGAAGCAGCTTTCTGCTCGTTCAAAAGAAATTATTGAGAAGGCTAAAGGTGAAAAACGCCAGTTCTCTTCTGAAGAAAATGAAGAATTGGGAGCGAATCAGGCTCGAATGGCCGAAATCAATCTTGAAATCGAAGAGAGAGAGGAGGAAAATCGCAGTAAACGTCCTGCGAAGACGGTGACTACTGGAAATAGTGGATTCTCCATTCGTCGTGCTATCCTGGCACAGATAAATAAAACTGAGCAGCGTGACAGCGAAGCGGCTGTTATCGAAGAGGCGACCAAACTGCATCGTTCTGTTGCTGCTACCGCTGAAAATTGCGGTGAGCTGATTCTCCCTTTGTCGTATCAGAAACGAGCAGCGTACACAGCCGGAACGGAAGCGACTACTGGCGTTGTCATTGACGAGGAACAACAGGAATTGTTGTTGCCGTTAGAGGCCAACCTGGTGCTGTCTCAGGCAGGAGTACGTATGATGACCGGATTGGTCGGAAACATCTACTGGCCCAAGCACACCGCAGCGCAAGTTTTCTGGGAAGGTGAAAACACGGAAGCTAAGGATGGCAAGGGAGAATTCTCTAAAGGCAAGCTGTATAGCCCGAAACGTTTGACTGCCTATGTAGACATCTCTAAACAGTTACTGATCCAGGAGAATCGTTCCGTAGAAGGATTGATCCGTCAGTTGCTCGCTATTGCCATTGCTCAGAAGGTGGAAAAAACCGCTCTGAGTGATGCTGAGACAGAAGAAAATGTCCCGGATGGTATGTTCCAGACGTTAAGTGACGTTAGCGGAGCTATGGACTGGGGAAAAGTTGTTGAATTGGAAACCAACGCAGACTTAAACAATGCTTTGTTCGGCAACTTGGCATATATTATGCATCCGTCCCTGGTTGGAAAAGCCAAAACAAAAGTAAAAGATCAATCCGGAGCTGGCGGTTTCCTCTTTGGCAATGATGGCACAGGTATGCTAAATGGTTATCGTGCATTGCGTACAAACAACATTCCTAAAGGATTGAGAGGCGCGAAAGACGAGTTCGGTATTGTGTTCGGTAATTGGGCCGACTATTTCCTGGGACAATGGGGGGCAATTGACATGACTGTAGACCCATATACGCAGGCAACTAAAGGTGCGGTCCGTCTGGTTATTAACTCTTATTGGAACATGGGTATGATTCGTCCAGAATCATTCACTATTGCATCAATGAAATAATATGGCATACGTCGAGCTACAACTGGCAAAGAAGCATCTGAATGTAGAAGAATCTTTCACTGAAGATGACGAATACATCGAATGTCTTATTGAGGCTGCTGAGGCTGTTGTAGAGAAGGATATATGCGAGGAATTGAAAGCATTGTCCGGAGAGGATGGCAAAAGTCTGCCGGCTCCTCTTCGGCAATGCATTCTTCTGATGGTTGGTCAATATTATGCAAATCGGGAACCGGTTGCTTTTGTGCAATCAAGTCAGGTTCCATTATCTTATAGCCATTTAGTTTCACTCTATCGGAATTACAACAGATGAGAGCAGGATTATTAAAATATACCCTTGTGTTTGAGGAGCCGGTCGAAGAAAAAACCGAAACGGGTTTTATCCGTAAGGACTACCGGGAAGTATTCCGATGCCGGGCATATCGCAAAAAACAGACGCTTCTCTCTGTTGACGAGAGTGCTTACGAGCAGTTTATCGGTCAGACAACAGTCATGCAAGTTCGGAAATATCCGCAAATTAAGTATGGTTGTCGTGTAAAGTACGCAGATAGCGTGTGGGAAATAAAGATGATTGAACCGGATGGCAATGAGCTGACCTTAACTCTAAAAAAGATAGATGTATGATTCAGGTCACGACAATAGACAAAGAGAATATTTACTACCTGATCCGTAATCTTGAAGATTTTGAGAAGGACAAGGCTGTAAGGAGCGGACTCCGGGCTGCAATGAATGTTTTCAGGGTTAAAGGAAGGAGTAATCTTCGTGCAAGGCTGCTCCATCACGGGAAACAGACCAATCATCTGATGAATTCTTTTACAACAAGGGTCAAGAGGAATAAGCTAGGCGCATTGGCTGGCTTTGACCGTCCGGGAGGTAACCATGCCCATCTGGTCGACAGAGGCACTAAGAAGCGTTATACCAAATCTGGCGCAAGTCGCGGTGTTATGCCGGGTAACAACTTTTGGGAGGATGCCCGGAATACGGAAGAAGAAAAAGCGATGCAGGCTGTTCATAAAGGAATCCAAAGAGCGGTTCAACGAATAAATGACAGACGATGAATAAGTTTAAGGTAACTAATGAGGTACGCGGCATTCTCCTTAAGTCAAAGGAGATTGTGGGGTATGTGGAGGATAAGATCTTTCCTGTGATGGCTCCGGAAAATACCGCTGGGGATTATATAATCTATCAGAGGGATGGATACAAACAGGAGTATAGTAAAATGGGAGTAGCCCGTCAGACTCCATTGGTAAATGTGATCGCCATTAGTGAGGACTACGGACGCAGCCAGGACCTTGCTTCATTGATTTATGATTCCTTGTCCGGAGCATGGACAGATCCGGATATGCACATTCAGCTTGAAGACTCTACCGAGGACTTCATTGATAATAAATACATTCAAGTTTTACAATTTTCAATTAGTTCATTATAGTTATGGCAGAAAAAAAATATGATTCGGCTAAAGACATGGTTGTCGGTGATAAGCTGATGCTTTTCGTTGAAACCGGAGAATCTCCTAGTACGCAGACAATTCCAATCGCATTTGGAACCTCATGTAGCATTGACATGAGTGCTGACACGATTGATACGAGTAACAAGATGTCAGGTAACTGGAAAGAATATCTGACAGGGCAGTTGGGGTATACCGTCACTAGCGAAAGCATGTTGTCTCTGAAAACAGGGCATTTGTCTTTCGTTACATTAAAGGAATTGATGAAGGAGAGAACACCGATACCTTTTGTGATAGCAAAGACAGAAGAGACGGAAGGAGACTTCCCGAAGGGAGAAGAGTACGTAAAAGGAAAAGCGATCATTACAGCTCTTTCCATGAAGGCTGACAATGGTGCAATCTGTACCAGTTCGGTAACCTTGCAGGGAACCGGGCCTTTGGAAGACGGTTCCGGTGCTTAATTTTCGATATTGTTAAAAGGTGGAGGCGGTCAGAGATGGCCGCCTTTTTAAATAGTTAGAGTAATGGATATATATTTAATCATAATAACGGTACTTTTTATTTATATGGGCTTTTGCCTTATATTGGACCTTAGAGAAAGACGTATAGGCAAACCTAAGATCTCTGAATCCACTCCTCCGCCAAAGACCAGGACATTGCCGGGTAAAATGCGATTTAAGAAATGCACCATTAAGATGATTATCCGGTGGGAGCAGTTGATGAAGAAACCTTTTTCGCAAATAGACTATACCGATAAGGAAGACGTAGATGCCTTACTTTATGTGATGAACATGGACGGAATGAAAGATATGTATACTTATTCTGTTTTCAAAACTGCCATATCAAACGATAAAATATTCAAGGAGCTGATTTCAGGCATAGAGAGGATGAGTATTGTCTCTTCGCAGTTCCAGAAAGCATTGGATTTATCCGGGGGAACTGTAGCTTCAGAATCATGCTTCGTTGGCGAAATAGTAGCTATGCTGATAATGGATGGACTGGATGCTCATTATGCAATGGAAGAGATGGAGATCTATGATCTTCCTTTGTATATCGAAGCGGATAACCGCAAGCGTAGAGAATCTCTGGAGTCCGAAAGATTGTGGACATATATGACGATCCTTCCTCATATAGACGGCAAGAAACTTCGTTCCGCTCAAGATATGTATCCGTTCCCCTGGGAGATCCAGGAGATGAAAGAAAAGGCTGAAGCTGAGATAAAGGCCAATGAGGAGGATTTCCGAAAGTTTATGGCCGGTGAATTATTTGATATAAACAAAGTGAATTGGAGTAAAAGTAATTAATTATGGCAAGCAGACTATCATTCTCAATAGCATTAAATTTCTTAACCGAGAATTTTAAGAAGGGAACGAACCAGGTAAAAGCAGCCTTTCGTTCTATGCAGATGCAAGTCCTTACCTTCGCAGCAGCTCTTGGTGCAGGTGGTCTTGGATTAACCAATCTTGTCTCCCGTTTCATTGAGGTGGCCAAGGAATCAAGCCGGGTCACTACGGCTCTGAAGAATGTGTCCGGAACAATGGGACAGTTTGCGGAGAATCAGCGTTTTCTGCTGGATATGGCTAAGAAATACGGATTGGAGATCAATGCTCTGACGGGCAACTATGCAAAATTTACGGCTGCGGCTTCTATATCCGGCATGACGATACTAGAACAGCGGAAGATATTCGAATCTATGTCCCGTGCTGTTACCGCTTTCGGCATGAGCGCGGAGGATAGCAATGGTGTATTCTTGGCTTTATCCCAGATGATGAGTAAGGGAAAGATCAGTTCGGAAGAATTACGTCTACAGATGGGAGAGCGACTTCCTATTGCTCTTCAGGCTATGGCAAGAGCTGCCGGGACTAGCGTTGCCGGTCTTGACGAATTGATGAAGAAAGGTAAATTGATGAGCGCGGATGTCCTTCCTAAATTTGCTAAAGCCTTGGACGAAATGATTCCCAATGTCGATACAGATAATCTGGAAACATCTCTGAATCGTCTGAAAAATGCCTTCACTGAGTTAGTCGATGAGGCGGATATCAAAGGCAAATATAAATCTCTTATCGATTGGGTTACTAGCGCAGTAAAAACGGCCACAGAAAATATCAGGAGTGTTATAACTTATGCGATTGCAGCAATCGTGGTATTGGTAACGAGCAAACTGGTTAATAATATCATATCTGCTATAGCCAAAGCCGAATTAGCCGCTAAGTCAGCAGCTCGCCGGGCTGCTAAGGATGCAGGAGTTGCATTTAATGAAGTTGAATGGAAAGCACAAAAGACGAGTGCTTCCATCAAGATGGCGTTTAGCAAGGCAATGGGATCATTAAAATCGTTATTGATCTCTTCTATCCCTACCGCTATTATTACTGTGCTCGGAGGCCTTATAGCCCATATGGTGACGCTAAAACAAGAAGCCGAAAGAATAAGAAAGGTTTTCTCTGATTATAAGAAAGAAGCGGCTAGTATTACGCATACTCCAGAGATAATTCAGTTAAAAGTAATTCAAGATTTATATAATAAAGCAGCAGATGGCTCTAAGTTAAAAGAAAAATATCAGAATCGCATTATAGAATTATTGGGAGGGGAATTAAAGAAAAATCAGGATATCAATGCTGCTGTACGCGAGAGAATTAAACTATTAGAGGCTACTGCTAAAGTAGATTTTTTCACGCAAAAGAAAATTGCAGCGGAGGACAAATTAAAAGATATATATAATAAACGCGGTGGCGAAGAGGCTTTTAATTTCCAATATAGAAATGCTATAGAGAATCAAGGAGTATTAAATTTTGGTGGTCCGGCTCCGATTATAGGAGAGATGGAAGAAGCTATAGCACTTAGAAATATTATAAAAGATGCTGATGCTAATCTGCACCAATATACGGAATATCTGGAAAAAAATAAGCCATCTATAACGACTCCTGCCACTACTACAGATACTTCCACCAAGAAGACTCTTCTCCAAAAACAGCAAGAGTCATATAACAAGCAGCTTGAGGAATTGGGTGCAGAGTTAGAACTTGGTAAGATTACTCAAGCAGAATATAACAAGGCATTGGGTGAACTGAACATCAAGATGTATGCTCAGGCAAAAGGAACAGGTGATAAGGATGTTTTAGGAAGTACTTATTTCCAAAGCCTTAAAACTGCTGCCGAGAAAGCGATAAGGGATCAGGATAAGAATGCTGCTCTTGTAGAATTCGAAAAGATTCAAAAGGAATACAATAATAAGGTAAAAGAACTCCAGTCACAAGAGTCTAAAGGGCTTATTACTCGAAAAGAGTTGAATGAGAACTTAGCTTCCCTTTCTTTGGATGCCGCAAAATCCGCTGCCAGTATAAAGGGTATTGGAGATGAGGCTGATGTCTTTATTGCAGCAATGAGTCTGAATGCAAAAATGCTTGCGTCTCCCATTAAAATAAAGCCTAGAGACACAACTTTTGATTATAAAAAGACCAAATCCGATATTGCCTCTGAGGAGCTGGAGGCAGCAAAGGAATATGCTGATCAACTGAAAGAGCAGGCCAAAAGCATGGGAAAGACTTTAGAGGATGAGGTTGCCAAATCATTAGCTAATGTCCCTACTTTGGAGAAGGCTTTAAAACTAGCTCAGGTGAAGGAGGATGTAAAGGATCTTACTAAGGAGCTTGGACAAATGAAATGGGATGCCCTAAAAGAAACTGTATCTACCATAGATGGGGTGGCTTCTGCTTTTCAAAGGCTGAAAGATGCTTTTGATCCGGAAACAGAGGCTTCGAGGTGGGAAAAACTGATGGCTATATGGAATACGCTGGCGAGCGTTGTAGATGGAATATTATCAGTAGCAAAGACCATTGAAAATATAACGGAACTTACGAATAAATTAGCTAAAGCTAAGGAGGCAGAAGCGGCGATAGATACTGCAACTACATCTCAAAAGGTTTCTAATGCCGCAACAGGAGCTGCTGCTACCGTTGCGGCTACGACTATCGAAAACGGAGGTAGCCGCTAATACGGCTAAGGGGGCTAGCGCGGTTGGAGCAAGTGCCGCAAAAAAACTGCCTTGGCCTATAAGCCTTATTGCAATTGGTGGAGCGATAGCTGCGGCTTTGGCGTTATTTGCTGCTATCCCTAAGTTTGCGCGTGGAGGAGTTGTGACCGGTGGGCCGTCGTCCGGAGATAAAATGCTAGCCCGTGTCAATGCCGGAGAGATGATACTCAATCAGGGACAGCAGTCTCACTTGTTTGAAGCCATTAATTCTGGAAGATTGGGTGGAGGTGGAAATATTCATTCGTCTGTCACTACAAGAGTAAGGGCTAAAGACTTGATTCTTACCATTAATAACGAACTTAAATCACAAGGAAAGAAACCTATATCATGAGTTACGGACTAATATATACAATACCATTTGCCACAATTGACAATATCTCATGCGTGGTCGAAATAGAAAAGGAAAACTATTCCGGAGAAGTAACGGAACTTAAAGGCGGTGCCTCTCCATTTACTGTTGATATTGCAGATGATGAGTTTCTCTATGTTCCTATTCGGTTTAGTACCGCAACAATTCGCATAGTAGGCAGTGATTACTTGCAGAGTTTGTTTACTACAGCTTACCAGGAATACCGGGTCGTGTTTAAAAAGAATGGAATAGTAACATGGATCGGTTTTATAAAGCCTGAGATATATACGCAAGATTATACCTCGGAAACCTTTGAACTTGAAATGGAGTGCATGAGTGCTATGTCTACTCTTGAGTTTATTGATTATGAGGTAGGAGGCAAAAAGAAAGAATTTGTTTCACTATGGAGTTTGTTGAAAAAATGTATAGAAGCGTCTTCTGCAAATTATAACGCTGTATATCTCCCCTATGTCTATGCGAAAAATGAGAAAGAGTACTTATCCGGCAGCAATATACTATATGAGATGAGAATTAGTGAACAAAACTTTTTCGATGAAGGCGGAAAGGCTATGAAGTTGAAAGAGGTTTTAGAGGAAGTATGCAAGTTTTTAAACTGGACTTGCGTAGACTGGAAAGGAGAGCTGTATTTTATTGATTTAGATTATGATGGTGTGTATCATAAATATAATGTTGCGCTAACGGAAAAAGAAGAAGTAGAGTTTAATAGTATTACAATACAAAATATAGGTTTCGCAGGTTCTGATCATTCTATGGATATTTTACCCGGATATAATAAGGTAACAATCAAATGCAGTAATTATCCGATTCCTGAGACTCTGAACTTCAGCGTAGATTATGATGATTTGGAACGATTAGTCACTTTGCCGGATATTGTATCCGGTGATGATGTTTCACATCGCCTTCTCTTGAATCCAGGCGATTTGGATATGTATCAATACGAGCAGTTTGCCCATCGTGTGGATATAAATGGATATAAGAACAATGTAGAGGCGGAAAACCTGCTAGGAGCTATTCCTATGCGGTATTGTAACTATAAAATGGTTGACAAGGATGGAGGGAAAGTTCCAGATATAACAGAATATAATTATACGGATATAATAAGAGTGAGGTTAAAAAACAAAGATGGAATAGTCTTAGGAGGATATGTTCCTGTTTTTATATTGAGGAGCCCATGTGTTGCTTATCCTCCCGGAGTGTTTTGTATTAATGCTTCTGTGAAATACTTTCAGAATGAAGAATTGTCTCCTTTGTCAAAAGACAGATGGGGAGGAAACTTAATGATAGGTACTAAATTGTTTATTGGCAATACAGATCTTACGACAGATGACCCGGTACTTGGAAATAACTTGTATAAATGCACATATATATCCTTTGGAGCATACGAAGATGGAGATTATAAATCTATAATCAATGATAAAAAATTGAATGATCCCTATCAAGGCGCATCGGGTAAAATGATATATTCTTCTTTTACTGGAAGTGGAATAACAACCGGTGAATTGGAGTTTCAATTGCTGGCCAGCATGTATCCGTCTGAAGTTAACAAGTATGGAGTCTTTTTGCAGAATTTTACTGTAAAATTTATCCCCAGGGATGGAGAGGACACCACGTCCAATTCAGATCGTATCTACGAAAATGTCATTAATGAAAACTATATTAATGAACTTGATGAAATTGAATTAAAAATCAGTTCATATAATCATGATGGTGCATGTTATGGCAAAGTTGTATTATCGACCGATTATTTAAGAGATGATCTGTATTCATACATAGAAGGAACCACCATACGTCCGGAAGAGCAGCTTATCCGTAGAATAATCAACCGTTATAATACCACCCGCGTTAAGCTGACTCAGGTGATAAAAGAATCACCTGATATAACTCCGTTGTCTCGTTTGTCTGACAATTATATGGTTAATAAAAGATTCATTAATGCAGGCGGATCTATCGACTACAAGATGAATCGTTTCCAATGTGTAATGATAGAGATATGAGCAGTAATATCGTAATAAAAACAAGGGCTATTCCGGCTAGTTCGAGATCGAAGGATTATCGAAATAGTACTGTTGTACGCACAAGCGGTGGCGGAGGAGGGGGCTCTTCTTCATCAGGAGGTATTTCTGGGGATGTAGGATTAAGTAAGGATATCCGTGTAAATGCACCCAAAACAGGTTATGTGAATCCGGGAGACGTCCTGCGTAAAGGTATGGGATACGAACAAATATTCAGAAAGATGCTTTACGCTCCGATGCCGGCCACTCTTGTCGGGAAGATATCAACGGCTAATGATGTTGAGTTTGGCTCAAAAAAAGGAGTTTTAACTTATACTGCCACCCGTAATGATAACGGGGCCATGACTAAGGCTTTCTATGATAATGACGAAGAAAATATTCTAAATTTTTCCGAAGAAGATAATAGCGGTGTGCAGATTGCAACAAGGGAACTGGAAGGAAACTATACAAAGGGAGAGACTTATACAGCTACGGTTATGTATGATGCCGGTGAGGATGAAGATATTAAGGAATTGACATTGACAAGTAAGATAAGTGTCAACGTTTATCGTAAGTGGTTTGCCGGGCTGTGTGATTCTGTGCCTCAAACCTCGGATGAGGTACGTAGTTTGAAATCAAATGGCTTATATATAAAGGCGGGAACATATAAGTTCCCGGTAGATAAATGGAAGAAAATAGCGGTTTGTATTCCTGCTGATGAGGTTACTGAATTGACGCTTACTGCTTATCCGGGTAATTTCATAGAGGATACAGGAATTACTACCGGCCCAATAACAATATCTGTTGAAGGAGACAACAAAAGTGCCGCGATTGATTATAAAATGTGGGTTGTTCAGACTTCGGGATTGAATGATGCCGATACATTTACTTTTAAAACCGCATAGGATATGGTTAAGATAAACGGAAGTAGTTTTGCATTACAATATAAAAGAACGACAGGGAGACCTATCGATTCTACGGCAACTTTCAAAACACTGGAAGATGCGACATCATATGCCCGTAATACGGATGCGGAAGAATACTTTCCTTATCCGGCCCAGATAGTCTCTGTTGAGTCAGATGGAAGTGTGTATAAATTGTTGAAAGATGAGACTATATCGGAAGCGGATGGACGGAAGCATTATAAATTGTCTCCAATAATGACAGGAGACGATGCCGACGACAAATATCTCAGCAAAGTGGAAGACGATGAAGCCAAGGGGCTAATAACCTTCCTGGCCGGCATTGACGTTAAGATAAAAGCCGTTGTTCAGAAGCTAGTTGCTGAAGACGCGACTTTCTCAAAGGAAATATCATCAAAAGACTATGTGCAGAATCTCATTGGTTGGATGATTACTCCCGATGGGCATATCGATGCGAAATCGCTCCATCTCCGCGAATTTCTTGAGGTTCCGGAGCTTCGCTATAACCGCGTATCAATAACTTCGGGAGAGGACTGGCTTGCTCCCGGTGGTGGTATTATTGAATCCGTAAATGAATCCTCTCAGACTCTGACTTTGAAGCTGGAACCGGGAGAAGTTGCGAACCTTGCGGTAGATGACATTTGTAAGGGTATATTCAACAATAGTACAGGATTCCAGACTTCTTATTTCCGTATAACTCAAAAGATAAGCAATTCGGAGTTTAAATATACTCTTAGAAGCGGCTATTCATATCATCCTCAGAAGGCCATGCATTTTGTGGCATATGGTAACTTCACGGATGCGGAGCGACAGAAATCTGCTTATTCCACAAAGGATTATAAACGCTATCTTGCAGGAGTCAATAACTGGGAGATAACCTCTTCTATGGTTATGATGCAGCTAGGGGACTTATCTAATCTAGTCATTTCAGGACTGGATTTGTCCGGATACAGTGCATACCTTCGCAATGTGTATATGACCGGTACGATTAAACAGCTTTCACAAGATGGCACTACAGAAGTCCTTGTTCCCGCATTTAAGGGGGAATGGAAAGCAGGAAAGTATTGGTATTACGATGAAGTTACACACAACGGCAGTACATGGATATGTATTGAACCTAGTACTACGCAGGAACCGTCGGATTCTTCTACGGATTGGTTGAAAGTCGTTTCTGAGGGACGTCCTGGAGATGATGGAACAAGTCTTATTTTTAAAGGCGAATTCGCTTCTGCACCTAGTAATCCTCAAAACGGATGGTACTACCGTAATACTACCGACAAGAAATGTTATGTATACCAAGATGGGGTATGGCATTTGATGACCGAAGACGGAAGGCCGGGAGCGGATGGCGTCGGAAGTATATCCTCAATCCTTGATGATGGAATGCAGTCTGTTGCCTGCGATTCTTCCGGTGCTGTGATATCTGGCCTTCCTCTTACTACGACTTTTTCGATGTATTACGGAACTACTAAACTAGCTCTTGATTCTCTTGCTGTAGGAAGTGTTACAGGGGTGACATCATCGGCTAATAAGAGTACAGGAGTAATAACCGTATCTGCTATCACTACCGCAGCTTCTAATATAATCCGCATACCGGTGACAGGTAAGGCTTCATATAAAGACGCACAGTACGAGGGAACTGTTTATCTGTCTGTCAATAAGGTAAAGCCGGGAGCAAATGCTGTCATCTATTCCTTGCAGCCTTCCGTAAACGTAATAAAGAAGAATGCTGATGGTAGCAGTGAAGTCTCAAAGGTTTCCTGTCGGATAATGAAGACGGACGGAGCTTCTACTGTAGTGTCATCTCTGCCTGTCGGTTATTCAATGGACTATGTCATCGATTCCGGAACTGCAAACGGATATACTCCGGGAAACGATATTGCAGTATCAGGAATAACCAGTAAAATACAGTTCCGGCTTTACAGTGAGACTTCGGGAGTGGTGTTAGTTGATCAGCAAACCATTATTGTTCTCAAGGATGGAAGTAACGGAAAGCCGGGAGATGATGGAATAGGAGTACAAGATGTGGATGTGCTTTACTACCTTTCAACTTCTTCTAGTTCTCTTTCCGGTGGTTCTTGGTCGACGACTGCTCCGGCTTGGGTAAACGGAAAGTACATGTGGAGTAAAACGAAGGTCATATATACAGATGGTTCCACAACGGAAACAGATCCGGCTTGTATAACCGGCTCTAAAGGAGCTAATGGCTCCGATGGGAAAGGAGTGGCAAGTATTACAGAACAATATTATCTGTCTACCTCTTCGAGTTCTCTTATAGGCGGGTCATGGTCAACGAGTGTTCCCACATGGGTAAACGGAAAGTATATGTGGACCAGGTCAGTTATCACCTATACGGATGGTTCATCGACTACGACAGATGCTGTTTGCGTCACAGGAGCGAAGGGGGAAACGGGTATAGGAGTAAAGAGTTACAGAGAACAATATTACCTGTCTACATCCTATAGCACTCCGGCAGGTGGTTCATGGTCGTATAATGTACCAAGCTGGACAGATGGTAAATTCATGTGGACGCGAACTGTTGTCACTTATACCGATAATACAACTTGGACGAGTGATCCGGTCTGTGTAACAGGGAGTGCCGGACCTTCCGGTAAGGGGGTAAAATCTTTTGAGGTTCTGTATTATCTCTCAACTTCTTCCAGCACCTTAACAGGTGGGTCGTGGTCTACGACTGCTCCTAAGTGGGAGGATGGCAAATACATATGGACTAAAACTAAGGTTACTTACACTGATAATACAACATATGAGAGCGATCCTGCATGTTTAACCGGCGGACAAGGAAAGACTGGATTGCCGGGTGCAATGCTCCGGCCACGCGGAGAATGGAAACCGAATACTGAGTATTATCACAATGATGCGTTTATTGATACCGTTATCTATAATGGGAATAACAAACTCTGTAAGGTAACTCATACATCTACTTCTACATTTGATTCTACGAAATGGGATGAATTCAATGAGTTTATTAATGTTGCGACAAACGTATTGCTAGCGCAGAATGCGACAATTGACGTATTGGGAACTTCCGGAATATTTGTAGGTAATCTTGAAAAGACTCAGGGATGGATGATAACCGAAGGAGCCATAAAACATAATGAGACAGGTTTTGAATTAACTGCTGAAGGTGGGATAAATACAGCTAATGGAAAGCTGATATTGACTTCTAATAGCACCGTAATTCGAACTAACACCGGCAAAGATATCGCTTTGTTTAAAGAGGTTGATGGAGTTCCGATGATTGATGCCAAGAATATCAATACTGAAAACCTGGTGGTAACATCTGGAGCTATTCTAGGAGGATGGGAGATAAAGGATAATAATATAGTGTCTAGAGATATAGCTGATGCAAAGATTCTTTTAGAGGTTAGCGGTACTCGTTTTTTGCGCATTAATGAGTATGGAGGAGTTTCTTCTCAAGGGGCATATCCTTTTTTGTCTATACGTAATGATAATCAGGACTGTATTAATCTAGGAACGTATGGTAAAGGAGGAATTGCGTTAAGAATTATTGCTAACACTTCTGGTGGTGGGGCTATAGAAAGTTACGGATCGCATTTATTCGGTCAACGTCAATACGAAAAGTGGGATGCTCCCGGAGTGTTATGGGCCGCGCGTATTTCGTCAGGAGGTGGGATATCTGACAGATGGGGAGACGGATGCTATGTTGCTAGTGTCAGCAGAACTGATACGGGTAACTATGTTTTTCGTCATGAATTAGGCCACACTAATTATTTTATAATAGCTACAGGTGTGAACGAAAACTGGACTCTTTGTATAATATCAGACAAACAGGCCAATACTTTTACCGTCAAGACATTCCATAAAGATCAAGGATGGATTAACAGTGCATTCGAGGTAGCAGTAATAGGTAGAAATAGAAAATAAATATAAAAGCTTATGAAAATAGACTTTAGAAAAATCGAAGTAATAGACATTGAAGGGAACAAGAGTACCATCGATGTATCACAGAAGTTTGCTAATGCAATTTATCAAAACACAGGTGATATTGGTGAGTTAGAAATTGCAAGGGAAATGTATAATAATGGCGTGGTCGATTTGACTTTGGAGCAAGCAGAATCTTTTAAAAAGTATGCAGAGCTTTTTGTTCGGGCTATTGATCGTTTGTCAGTTATTAATGCTTTGTCAAAAGAATAATAATTGGAAATTTAAAAACAAATATTTATGAAAAAAGTATTTTATGACTCATGGCTTGCTAAAGCTATCTTATTTCCAAGCTATTCAACCATCACTTTGTTTGCTTGGGTATTTACTAAATGGTCCAAGACAGATGCCAGGCAGTCAACTATCAATCACGAATGTGTCCATGCCCGTCAGTGGATTGAACTGACTGTTGCATCTGGATTACTCCTATGGGCCGGAGGGTTGATCTTCGGATACTCAGCATGGTGGTTGGCATTATCTGCGGTTATATTTTATCTATGGTATGTACTCGAATGGTGCATCCGCCTAATCGGTAATATCTGCAATCGTGATGCATACCACATGGTCTCCTTTGAAAGGGAGGCCCGTCTAGCAGAGAGAGACAACAACTACTTGGAGAACAGCCACTATTTTGCCTGGCTTAAATTCTATAAAAAATAATGGAACAGATAAGTCAAATCGTAACGTTAATTGGTAGTGCTATTGCAACAATCCTTCTTCCTCTGTTGGGTGCATTTATGTTCTACGACTCCAAAAAGCGTAGGGAAGCAGCCCAGGCTGAAAAAGCAGAAGCGGATAACATCAGCCAGTATGCAGCAGAATGGAAGGAACTTTATGAGAAAAAAGAAGCTAAAGTTCACGAGTTGGATACTAAGATTGACCAGCTTTATGTTGAAAAGAATGAGGACCGTGAGCGTATCCGGGATTTACAGGCCAAAAACGCAAAGCTGGAACTTGAGAATCAGGCTTTAAATTTTAAGAAATGCGAAGTTCGGGGATGTAAAGACCGTCAGCCACCAAGCGATTACTAAATAAAAGAGTATGAGTTGGATCAAAGAAAGTAACCGTCCTAAGCACCTGCTTTACGCTATCCCGGCAGGTGCACTGCTTACCATCTTGTTTGTCGCAGGACTGGCGGCTGGTATGGAATTTAAAGATAAGCAATGGGGTGGCAAATGGGACTGGCTTGATATTGCGGCGACATTGATTGGAGGCCTTATCGGTCAGGTTATTCAGACATTAGTATTGATTTTAATATTATAAGAGGAAACATATATGGAGTTAAGAGTAGAAAGACTTTGGAAAAAAAATAAATATACAGTTGGACGTCTGTTCGTTGACGGAAATATGTTTTGCGACACATTAGAGGATCGGTTGCGCAATCTTCCCGCAGAAAAGAAGATTCCCGAACGAACAGCCATTCCTGCCGGTAAATATAAAGTGATATATAATTGGTCCCCTAAATTCGGCCGCAATTTACCTCGTTTGCTTAATGTACCTTATTTTGATGGTATACTAATCCATCCGGGAAGTACCGCTGATGATAGTGCTGGGTGTATCCTGGTAGGGAAGAATACTGAGGTTGCCCGTCTCACAGAATCTCGATATACTTCCGATCGACTTAACGTATTGATTGAAGATGCCCAAAGGAAGGGAGAAGAGATTACCATTGAAATTATAAACTAAAAATAGAGGAGAAATAATCATGGACTTACAATTTACAAAAATAGAGGATAAGGACTTGTACGCTGCCGAAGCAGTAGTGAATGCTGATTTCAACATCCACCTTGAACGAACCGCGGCAAGTCGTTTGAACATCTTTCAGCGTACTCCAACGGAGGGTGATTTCGAACCGGTATATCTGCCATCCAACGTACAGAATAACACTGGGAAGACTTTTGACTGTGATTTCAGTGCTTTGGTTTATCCCAAAACAATCCGCATTGAGAGCTATTCCGAAGTAACAACAGGTATCTTAACGGAGGCAGAATAATGTTAAACAGGTTATCCCTAAACAAGCTAAGCCTTAACCGGATCGATTTGAATCGAATCGGTGGCCGGGATGTAGGGGTGTCCGGTCGTCCCTACATCGACCCCGAACTACTCAGCCACGTCAAGATGGCTATATCCACCTGGGGCAAGACAAACGACGACCCTGACCGGGCTGTTTTGAAGGACTTGACACCAAACGGGAATGACATGCGCCTGCTGAACTTCGGATTTGCGGAGGGCAGTGGGTATGGATTACCGGGAACCGACTTCGAAGGCTGGCTATGTACAGACGGAGTAGACGACATGATCGTCAGCGAAAAGACCGTTGACGAAATGATAGGAGATAGCAAGGAATGTACTGTCATTAGCATAATTAACTATATTTCCGATATAGGCTCTGATCATGTCAATGTATTGGGCAAAAGGTTTATCCGGAATAATATGTTCGAAAGGAATGGCCTTAATGGCAAATATTATATTTGTGGATATACGTCCCCAAGTATTAACGAGATAGGAAATGTTACGGTTGTCAATGATATTTTAGGAGATAAGAATGATTTCACTGCTAGCTATCCTGCAGCTGCTGGAGTTGCTGATTATTTTTCAGTTATCGGATATCTTGATACAAATAATGTTCCTCGAGAATGTGTTAAAATTGCCTACGCAGGAGGATTCATCGCTAATAAAGTTCTGACCACTGACGAAATCAATCAGATCATCGCCTACTATAACCTTGACCGTCCGGGACAGATCATCAAGCCTCAGTTGTACTACAACATCAAGAAGCAGGGTATCACCAACGAGAACCACGCTGAATTTAACGATCAGTTGATTGACTTTGTAGGTGGTCACAACATTCAGTTAAACAATATCGGTTGGGAAGGGGAGAGTGGTATCAATAGCTATCCGGTTGTGTTTGGTGCTAATAAAACTTGGGATAAAATGGCTAGTAGTAATAATACTGATTTTATATTTGAGCTTACTGGAAATTCTATCCACCTCACAAAAGCAAATGATAATTTAGCCTTATTGTTTACTTATGCTTATAAAGACGGAACAGTTAATGAAGTTTCTATTCCTACTTTTAAACTCAAAGTAACCGGACTTAAAGAAGGTCAAAATGTTGTTTATAATTATGTTTCGGAAGATAATGTTAGTGATATTGCCTCGATTAGAATCACTGAAGATGGAGAATATGTTTGTCCTAAGAGCACTATATTTGTCCCAGCAGAAATTTTATCTAATGTTTGGATAGGATTTAAAGTTAACCCAGAAAATATAGATTTGGATATTACTATCGAAGTCCTCCCCACCATCGAACACGCTCTCTGCCTCGACGGAATCAACGACTTCGGCAAGGTAACCGGTCTCCCTGTTTTGAAGGACTATACGGTTGCTGCTCTTCGTAAATGGTTATATGGTGATTCTGTAACAAGTGTCGAAACTGGCTCTATCGTTTCTAAATCTAAAGCTAATCAAGGTGCTTTTATTTTAGAACAGACATTAGGTCTAAATCCTGTTCGTTGTGGTACTTGGAATTTTGGTACATTTAATGCATTGGCAAGTGATGATAAGTTGAAGGAAGAATCATTTACTTATCAAACTAAATATAGTTATAATGGTAATCCTATCCAAGCAGGTGCAGGCGTTGACGGTGATACTATGTGGCTAGGAATAATTAGAGATGGCGATAGCAGATTCTCCAAACTCGCTCTTTGGTCTCTCATGCTCTTCCCCTACAGTCTCTCCGAGTTCCTCCTTGAACGTCAATTGAGAAAATACAAGGTAGGCACTCTATATCCGGACATGATTGAGTTCAGACCGGTTATCAAGAGTAACATCCCCTACTCCTCAATCTCCTACTCAGTTAATCCGGGAGTGTATGTAACCGAAGGCAGCGCGGTAACTATCACCATAACCTTGGAAAATGCCTCTGATAAACTGGTCGGCGTATCATCTAACGCCATCAGTGACATATCCATCTCTGGGGATAACGGTGTCTATGAAGTAACCGGAAAGGTCACCAAATCTCCTCAGAAGATCAGCATAGTTATCTCCAGCTACTTGACAATGTTAGGTAACGATACTTTAATTTCAAATGAAACATTAATTAAAAACGAATAATATGGAAAAGATATTTGACATAGCAAAAGACTCCGAAAAGTCGTGGGGAGTCATTGCGCAAGGGATAGATAACAACTTTGAGGAATTTACCTCAAAAGTAGATGACATTACAGGAATATTTATCTTTAATGGGGAGGCTATTTGGGGAACAACCCTTGACAAGAAGATTAATGTATCATCCTATCAAGGTAAGGCCCTTTCGATAAAAACTTCCAGTGATACCGCAGAGGGAAAATCTATCTATGTATATCAATCAACGACTGGCGACAGTAGTGGAATTGATAGTGGAAGGACAATTACAACTGTCATCGGAAATTCTTGTGATATTGAGATAGGTAATGATATTAAAATTATTTGGTTATTCTCATCTATTGAGGGAAATGATGATAAAGTGAGTGTTATACTTCGCTATAATGGCTACGAAGACATAACGGATGAAAGGCTTGAGGCTTTGGAAAATTCCAATGCGGATATATATGAGAAGATAGAGAGTATCACTGGTGTCTCTATATTTGATGACTCTGTAATATGGGGAACAACCCTTGACAAGAAGATTAATGTATCAAGATATAAGGGGAAGACACTAAAATTTTTTGCGTCTAATAATTCTATCTCTGGCACAACAGCAAGGCTATTGCAAACATCTACCGATGATTCGAGCGGTATTATTGAGGGTAAGGAAATATCCGTAAAGATTGGGAATCAATACGATGTAGAAATTGACACTTCTTGTAAGAAATTATGGCTATACTCACCCTCTCCCCAAGATGATGTTGTCCTTGCTCTCAAGGTGTATGTAAATGGCTATGAGATAGATACCGACAAAGCGATATCGGAAATTCGGGATGATATTTTCGACATCAGTAGTGATTTTCCTTCAATTGCAATAAACGATGATACTCTTATTGTAAGTAAGACGTGTAACGATGGTAAAACAATGAAGGTTACCTTTGCACCTTTTGGTCCAAATCTTCTATGGAAATTAAAGAATATATCTTTTTATAGTGAAAATGGAGAGTTGCTTATTAGCAGAAGCACCAATACTGACTCCATTAGCCCATATCATGTTGCATCCATCTATAATATAGATGGTGGTAATCCTTCTGCGATATCACACTTCACAGGTGGCTGTCATGGTTGGAATGGGGACCAAAGTGGGAAGGCAACAGCTTCCGGTGTCATAGGCTACAAGGCGACCAAACATTTGATAACCATATCAGTAACCAATAAGATACAGGGTTATAATACAATCAAGGAGGATGGTAGTGGAAGAGAGATTATTAAAGAGGAGATTCAGTACATTTTTAGTGCTGAAAACGATGATATTTTAGTTCGCAATTCCATTACAGCGCTTGAGGATGTGAAAATTGAACTATACTATGGCCTTCAAATTGCTTTTGCGAGAGACTATGTAAGGTATAATTGTGGTGAGAAAAATGTATGGCACGCTAAATCCGACTCCTCTTCCTATATTGGAGACACCCTTGATTCAGTGGAGGCGAAGGTTGAGCATTTTGTACAAAGGATGTTTTTAACCAAGAAAGGGTTAGGATATTTTTCTTATGTCCCATCTACCCTAGCAAAAGCGTTCCAGGAAGATAAGGTCTATTACAACTTAATTAGACAGAATGTTAGCCTTTTGGAAGGTGAGAGCCTATACTTTGAAGGGGGATATTCTTTTTCTTATGATGAATTTGATGCGGAGAACTCTTGAACTCTATGGTGAAATTTGTGATAAGTTTATAGATAGAGGTAAACTTCAGTCAAAGACTTATAAAATAAATATTTCAGCCAAGGGGGTTAACATACCGAGTATGGTACATATATATTTAATAACGAATAAGTATTCAAGTGGTATTGTAAATGCCTAATATTCAAATAATAAATCTTATGAAATACATTAAATTCCCATCAATTAATTTGAACCAGATACCGCAGGAGGTACTCGACGAACTGCACCTGACCCCACGAAAGAGCGTTGACGGTACTCAGGTAATCATGAAAATTGTTCATTACGAAGCTCTTTTCCCGTCTATTATGACCTTGCCATTATTGGATGAAGAAGAAAAAACGGAAAATCCGATTTATCCTTATCCTACCTACGAAGGCGAAGAGCTGAATTCTTTATTGTCCGGTCCGGAGTGGTCATCAAGTGAAAGTATCATATGAAATCTCTTCCTTGGATATTAGTCTGCCTGCTTGTATGCGTGGTCGTGTGGATGCGTTGTAATCCGCACGATCCACAGATCATGTATGTAAAGGGAGATACGATAAGAGTGAGGGACACTATAGTTGACATCGTGCTTATGCCGGTAAAGGAGACCTTAAAGCGTACCGATACGGTGTATTTACCGATAATAGTAGATACCACTACCGACAGAACCGTAGAAGGCGACTCGGTCCCGGTGCTTATCCCGATCACAAGCAAGGAGTATAAGACTGATAATTACCGTGCAATAGTTAGCGGCTATAAGCCCAGTCTTGATTTTATGGAAGTCTACGGAGAAAAGGAAATCATCACTCTTAAACCGAAGCAAAAACGCTGGGGCCTTGGCCTGCAATTTGGATACGGCTATCCCGGTGGATTGTATGTCGGTGGTGGAGTTAGTTATAATTTATTTATGTGGTAATACCGGCACTATCTTCACAGACCGTTTCCGGTATGAAAAGTTTAAGTTGTATTTATATAACAATTTCCATTGGAAAAAGGTTTATTAAGAAAGGAGGACAAAATGAGACATTAATTGATTATTAAGCACTAAGTTATCCGGTAAAGTAGAAGGCCGGTTATCACTAATAATAAAATAAACTCCGTAGAGGCAGGAGAAAGAAGCCTCACACCCGTTTCGACGACCAAATCACAGACGGGCTAACATCTCAAGGACTGTTCGTGAGGCTTCATAGCTTAATCAACAGTTTTTGAGATGTTTTGTTTTATAACCTTATATGTTGTTCAGCATGAAAATTACAGAATTATATCAAAAGGTCGTCGGTGTGGTAATCATGGTAACAGGCATAAACGAGAATGATATTCTCCATTCCAATCGGGAAGAGTGCGCTGACGCAAGGTATTTGCTTGTGAGAGTTTTGTCAGACAAGCTGTCGGATAAAGAGACAGGTTCGCTGATTGGGAGAACAAGGCAAGGGGTGTCGTTTATTCGCTCTAACGACACAAAAATGAGAAAGTGGAGCGTAATGTCGGCATGGCGGGAAATAGATGATCATATAAAAGGGATTTCTTTTTGATAAAATATATTGTTTATATAACGGATATTTGCGATATTTGTAGTCGCTAATGCTAGCCTAAGACTCGTTTGATTTACACCTCCTGTATTAGGTAGCTTGGGACATCTTTATAGGTGTCCCTTTTTTATTTCCTGCAAGTAATTCGCAAGTAACTATTCATATGAGCAAGTAACTTCTTATGTCCTTTGTGATGCGGTTAATATTGACCGTATGCATAATTACATAAGATTTTATGGAAACTGAAATGAAAGAAATTATCAAGGAGAAGGAGTATGTCCATGACGAGAATCGTAAGGAATATGCTTCGAAAAGTGTCGGTAATGCGGCATTGGCCACAGGCATCATTGGTACAGCACTAGGTGCTGCTGCTATTTGGGGACGTGGCAGAGGTTTTGGTATCGGCGGCGGAATGCCCGAAAACGTAAATATCAACACAGTAAGCGATGCCGTTGCCGGCCGTTCTGGTGTTGCTCCGACCGCATTCAACGCCTACAGCAAATCTTGCGAAGCCGAATTGTCACTGACAAACGAGATGTGGGGCCTGAAGGTAAACACCCTGAATCAGATGTACGCACATCGTGATACAGACGTTGCTGAAAAATTCGCTTTGTGGAAATCACAGGTGGATGGCGATTTCGGCCTGTACAAATCTCAGGTAGACGGTGATTTTGGCCTGTACAAATCAATCCGTGACCTGTACGACAATCAGACAGAGAAGTTGAACAATGCAGCCTTCGGCCTGTACAAGAATCAGCGTGACGGCTTCGATGTACTGAATGCCCGCATCAGCTGTCTTGAAAAAGAAGTAGCTGTAGGCGCAGCAATCCGTCCTTACCAGGACAGACTCATCCAGTGTGAGATTGACAAGGCGTTTACCGCTAGCATCAACTACACAGACCGTCTCGATTGCCGCAACATCAAGGGTGTGGTAACTCTTCCTAGCACTCCGACTGTCACTGGGTTTCCCAGCCAACGTTGCTGCTGCCAAGGAACCACCGCAACAGCGCCAGCGCAGTAAGCCGGTTCCCAAGAAAAAGAAAAAATGAAAGTTAGTGGCGGTGCGCCTTCGGGCGTGCTTGCCGCTTTCCAATATCAACCACTAACTACGAGCTTATGAATAATTACTTTATGACCGGCGATCCGACACTTAATCCCGGAAGCAGCTTTGATGCGAGAATATCAGAATTACAGCAAATGCAGCAAAATCTGGAACTACAAAAAAGAATGTACGAGCAGCAGGCATCTCAGCCGGCTAACGAACAACGCAGCCAGTCTCCCGTATGGGATGAAGTGGATTCAATTTGGGACAGCATGACCGAAAAAGAAAGAGAGCTGGTGGCATCCTCAGAGGAATTTGTGGAGAGCAGTAACCATATCTCAATGCTGCTTAACGAGCAATACATGGCAATGATGCGACCGGTAGTAGAACAAAGTAAAGCTGGAAAAGATGCATTGGACAATCATCTCACATTGCTGAAAAGACTCCGTAAATCAGCCCAAAAAGAAGCTGACGCAGAACTGGACGATTTTAAAGAGTATAAAGAGAAATACTCCGATATGCCTTACTCCGAATACCAAAAGATGAAACGCGAGCAAGTGAAGAAAGGAGGCAAGAAATGAAAGTGACCGATATCAACCAGTTTAAAGGTGACCTAAAGACCCAATTGCAAATTTGGGCGGAAAGCAAGATAGACGGAATTTTCCCAACCAAGCCGCAGGTAAGAGGAATCTTAAAGAAGGGATTGAACAACTACATGTATCGCCTCGACGACAAGCTTGACAAGATGATTGATAACTCCCTGCTGTTTCTCGGTGATGAAAAAGGCATGATCGATACGGATGCTGTCTTTGACACATTCGTAGGGATGTTTAAAGAGATGGACATCAAGGAGTATAAGTTGGGAATGATCCCGGTAACCGTTGGAAAAGGTGAGATCGTAGCCAACATTCCTCATCATCCTCTCCTGGATATGATCGTCGGCGATCTGGGTAAAGTGACCATATCCGCCGAGGATATACTTGAAATTAAATCACTATTATAACTAAAAATATGAAATATCTCGATATGATGAAGAAGGCTAAATCCGAAGGCGTTGCCTCGGAAAAGGCCATGTGGAAAAGCGTAGAAGGAGTAGATGAGATCCTTTGCGTTGTCAAAGAAGAGCATCCGGAGATGTATATGTCCTTTATGCGTGACCAGCATGAGGCGCTATACGGTCCCCACTACGATAAGCATTTCGCAGAGATGGACGTAGATAAGATCAAGTACACCAATGCTGCCGGCGAAAAGAAGACCGGCGCTCATTGGAATGTCGATCAGATCCTCGAAGCAACGAAGACCATGCCGTTCCCGTCTGGAACAACACCCTGGGACAAATACGTTGCATTCAACTCGTTTTATTCCGATATGTGTGCGGTATTGGATGAGGCTACTCTCTTGAAGGGTGCTTACCGGTTTTACTTCGCCGACGAAGATGCTCCGGCCGGTAAGATCTGGGAGTACATGACAGCCATGATCTATGAAGACTAGCCTTGACATATTGCTGGAACAAGCAGACGACAGATATCATCACGACTTCTGCCGCCTGCTTATGGTCATGCTGTGGAACGCTTAGAGAGGCTCCTTGAATGGCTTATACCTGTCGCTGTCTTGGCGAAGGTTGCGTCCTTATGTTTGTCCCTGGTTATGTAACCGGGGATTTTTTATATCCAAATGTTAAAGTTTGATATTACAAAAACTACTCGTATCTTTGTAACATCAAAATAAGAAACAAAGTATCAACAACTAAATAATATGGCGGAAGAAAACAAATACGATCAAGAATCGATCAGAGAGCTGCTCTCATGGGCGCAGAATACATTAAATAACAAGACCTACCCGGAAGGCGGACTAGTCCTGGACAAATGCATCAAAGTAATAGACTGTAAAAGTCATATAGAGGCAATGATCCAAATGATCTCTAAGAACTGGGAGAATCCGACGTTTTACCCTACCATTGAGATGTTCCGGAGATTTAGAGAGAAACTGGAAGAAATATAATGCATTTTTCTTATATTTGTAGCGCCGACAATAAAATTACCAAAAGTAGTAGGATGCTCCTACTTAAATCTATCCAGTTTTTGTGTAAAAAGGCAGCCTAATAAGCTGCCTTTACTGTTTTATATTACCTTTTTTATCTTCTTGAATCCTTCTAAGACGGATTTTGGCATAATCTTGGCATAGATTTGCGTGGTCTTTATATTTCGATGACCGAGCATTTTGGCAACGACTTCAATAGGAATTCCCGATCCTAGTGCTATAGTCGTAGCAAAGGTATGCCTGCCAATATGTGTACTAACCGGTTTTCTGACTCCCGAAGATGAGGCTACCAATTTTAGCGTCCTGTTATAAACATCATATGCAAGATGCGGTAGTTGATAGTTATACTTATCAAGTATAGCAACCACCGGTGGCAATAATACGGCAAAGAAGGTAACTCCGGTCTTTAATCGCGCATCTTTTAGTATATAATCGTCTCCATATCGTTCAGCCTTTGAGAAATCGACATTCATCAAATCTGAATATGCTAATCCTGTATAGCATTGTACGATAAACAGGTCCCTGGCTTTTGCTTCTAACGTTGAGAGTGTTTTATAGTTCCTGATAAGGTCTATCTCCTGAAGGCTAAGAACCGTCCGTTCGCGTGGAGTTCCGAGGCTATCATGGAATTTGCTATAGGGATTTTCGTGCATCTTCTCAAATCGGATAGCTTCGTTGATATACAATTTGATGACTTTGTGATAAGTATGTATGGTAGTCTGCATCATAAGATGTCCGTCTACCTTCCGTTTCTTAAGGTACTCATCAAGCAGGATAATGTTTGGATATGTTATATCCGAAAAATTGGTTAGGAACCTGTATTCGTTTTTGAGGAAATTAAGCACCTTATGATGCTGCCTTTGTGTACTGGCACAGGTAGGACGCTCTGTGATTCTTTTCTCCATGAAACCGATAAATGTTTCATGAATGTAGTCTTCATTGATCCGATCCAAATGATCAAAAGAGAACTTTTGTTTATTTGAATCTAGGCGATCTACTAAGGCTTCAATTTCTGCAATCTGCCTATTGACTCTTTCGTTGAGGCGTTCTGCATCATCAATATTGACTATACGTCCACCTCTATATTGGTTTTTGTATAGCTTAACTCCGGTAGAGATGAACTTGCGTTTTTTCTCATACCTAATTTCAATCTGTAGAAGTCCTTTTTTCTTAGAAGACGCTTCTTTTTTTCTGTCGAAAATCGACCTAATTTGTACTCTGTTCATAACGCATTTTAGTTTTAAAAGTTTTGGTATCCATTTGTTAAAAACGGTATCCTCTTTTGGTATCCTAAATGCGTATAAATCCGTATAAAGCCTTATAAAATTGTATGTTCTAAAAATATGTTCTCTAAAACATTGTAATCTCTAAACAATTAAAGCACAAGTAGTTACGTTTTAAAATCGTCCCAAACTTGTGCTTTATTTAGTGATCCGCCTGGGGCTCGAACCCAGGACCCCAACATTAAAAGTGTTGTGCTCTACCTGCTGAGCTAGCGAATCAGACCTTATTGCTGTTAAGCGGGTGCAAAGATAGCTACTTTTGTTTAAAAAACAAATGGATTAAGGGAAAAAGTTTTGAGAACGACTTCTGCTT